AAGAGTGCTGATAATATTAATGGATTTGTATAATTAAATTGGAGAAATTATGGCTTTACCTAAACTTGATGTGCCAACATACGAAATTGAATTACCAATTTCAAAGAAGAAAATTAAATATAGACCTTTTCTAGTTAAAGAACAAAAGAACTTGTTGATGGCTCTGGAATCAAATGAGTCCTCAACGATTCAACAGAATGTCCGTGACATACTAAACAATTGTACCTTGACTGAAGGTATCAATATCGACAAATTGCCGATCATTGATGTTGAATATTACTTCATCAATCTAAGAAGTAAATCTGTTGGTGAAATTGTGGAGACCAGATACCGTTGTAATAATGAGGTTGAAGAAAAGGTTTGTGGTAACATTATGGAAGCAAGTGTTAACCTACAGAACATTCAACCATACCGTGAAGAAGAAGTTAGTCCAGAAATTCAATTGACTGACAAGGTTATGATTAAGATGAAGTATCCAGAATTTGGTATCATCAAAGATTCTATTAACATGGATGATATTACTGAGGTGACTTTCAACTTGATTTCAGAAAGCATTGAACACATTTATGATGGTGACCAATTCTATTATGCACATGAGGCCGAACCAGGTGAAATGTTGGAGTTTGTTGAAGGTCTGAATCAGGCCCAATTTGAAAAGGTTGAACACTTCTTTAATAACTTACCAAAGTTAAAAGAAACTGTTGAGATGACTTGTAGTAAATGTGGTTTTCATCACACGATTGATGTAGAAGGTCTCGAAAATTTTTTCGGTTGACGCTGCGTCACGATAACTTGAGGAATTATTACAAAACTAATTTCTCTTTGATGCAGCATCACAAATACAGTTTGACAGAATTAGAAGCTATGTTGCCATGGGAAAGAGATATCTATGTCTCTATGTTGATTCAGTATATTGAGGAAGAAAATCAAAAAATAAGAGAACGACAAAAGAGATAAATGGCAAGAGACAACAGTAAGGATGTTACTCATCAACAAACGATGAGTAAATTGTCCGAAAAATCAAAACAAACTTCAGCTTCATTGCTGAATTCCACCAAGGCCACACCTAAGGCTCTTGCGGATAGTGGCGACATGGATGGTGTTCTCGGTCAAATTTATCAGTTAATGGTTGATAATCGCAAAGATGAATTAGAACAAAGACAAATAGACGAAAAGAATAGTAAAACCGATACCAGAAAAGAAGAAAGTCGCCATCAAGAATTGTTGAAGGCGTTAACGGTTCGTAGAAGACCAAAGCCTAAGAGGGTCATTCGCCGTGAGAAAAAGGCGGAAGAAAAAGAAGCAGCTAAACCAACTACACCGGCCAAAAAGCCAGCAGAAGCGGCCAAAAAGCCAGCTGAAGCGGCTAAGAAACCACCTGAGCCGGCTAAAAAGCCACCAGAACCAGCTAAGAAACCAGCAGAAGATACTGCTAAAAAGGCTGCCGAAGATAAAGCCAAGAAGGCTGCTGA